TTAAACAATTCATTGTAATTGTTAAAGTATGTTTCAAGCTCGGGTGTCATAGTTTCCTCTAAAGTTTACTGTATAGTTATATTATACCATACATTTTGTTAAATGTCAAGACTTTTTAGAAGTTTTTCTTCTACGTCCTGACGCTGTTACTGCATGTTTAATTTTAGCTGGTCCTGTTTTACGACGTGCAGATGAAGCTTTTTCACCTTTAGTCATTTTAGCGGCAACGGCTTTAGGCCGACAAGAAGGATAAGGACGTTTGCTATCGCCCTTTGCAGATTTACGTCCACAGGGTTTACCTGTCTTAACGTCTACCCACTCTTCCTTAAACCACTTCTTAAGGGCAGCACCTTTTTTACTTTTTCTTACGGCCACTTTTATTACCCCAGTTTTTAGCTCCTACCTTTCGGCATTTGGCTACTGCACCAGAAGCGTACGCGGAAGGCCAGACTTTGTACCTAGACTTAACCTTACGCGCACAAGCGTCGTTAGCTTTTTTACTTTTTGCTTTTGGCATTTTTCTTTCTCATAGGTACGCCAGCTTTTTTAGCAGCAGCCTTCATCTTAGCGTCCATCTTTTTGTTACGCATTTGTTCGGCCATCTTTTTTTGCATAGCAGGACTAGGCGTCATGTTGTTAGTTTTTTTGTTTGCTGCCTTAATACGAGCTTCTACTTCTTCTTGAGTAATTCGCTTTACGGGCTTTTTTGCTTTAGTCGTTGCCTTTTTCTTAGGTGGACGACCTACCTTACTACCGTATGTTCCTTTTCCTGCTGGCATAGTAATCTCCTTACCATTTAGATTTATTAGCCCAATAAGCGGCTGACATCTTTCCTTTTGAAATGTTCTTAGCATGTCTTGCCTTGAACGACTTACGTCTTGCTTTCTCTTTAGCAGTTGTAGGGTTTTTACCTGCGCCGCTAACACCTTGTTGTCCGTATCGAATAGTCTTAACTTTGTCGCCTTCCTTAGCAACAACTACATGAGACTTCTTAGGGTGGTTAGGCGTCCGCTTTGGCTTGTTGAACCCGCTTACTCCTGCTCGTGCTAGTCTTGGGTCTTTCTTTGCTGGCATTAGATAATTCCTCCACCTTGGTTTCCAGTTGGTTCAGCTGGTCCTCTAGGACTTTGAGGCGCTGGAACGTCCCTTTGAAGTGGTCGTTGACTTGGTCTAGCAGGGACTGCATTTCCTTTTGTGTTATTAACATTAGTTTTACCTTCTATTGCTTTTTCTTTGAGGAGAGTATCAGCTACCTTCATACGTCGCTCAAACTCTTTATCTTCTTGGTCACCTTCACGAAGGTTTCGGGTAATAGCGTTGATCTTGTCAATCTCTAGTTCTTGCGGTACTGCTTGAGCCTCTGCTGCTAACTTAGCTGCTCGTGCTTGTGACTCTTGAGCCTGAGCAGATAGAGCCGCAGTTTGTGATTGCTGGAACTGCATTTGCAATTGCTGTATTTGTTGTTGCATTTGTTGTTGCTGTGGGTTAGGTTGTGAAGCTTGTGCAAGTGCTGCAAGTAGCTCTTCACGGTTAGACAAATTCATGTTATCTACAACAGACTGAATAAGCGTATTATACAGCGGTGAATCTTTACCCATAGTCTGCAACAACTGAACAAGCTGAGTTACTTCGTATTCACGAGCAATAATGCCTAGAGTACTGCTTGCGTTAAACTTGTAGTCCGCAACAGGATAGTTTTCAGGATCAAACTGCATGTACCGATAAGCTGCTTTTTTAACAAACGGAATCAAAAATGATTGCTGGAAATTTATAAGAGTCCGTTTATGTCGTTTAATAATAGCGCCAAGAGACATACTAATACCAGCGGCAGTACTCTCGCCATTAACTTGACCTGCAATTCCTGCTGAGTCAACGGCTCCTGTTGCTTGCTGTACCATTTGCTGCAATGCTCCGGCTTGGGCAAAAGTAATTTGATTAACTTGACCAAAGTTGAACGGTTGAAGTACTTCACGAGGATCTCCACTAGTTAAAATTATTTTACCGGGACGTACTTCAGGTTTAGCACCACGCGGTAAACGAGTAGCATCAATAGCCATCATTGGGTGAATAGTTAAACTAAGTGCGTCGATTCTAGCACGTAGCTCTGTGTCCAAAGCCTTTTGACTGTTGTAGCCTTTTTCGCAAACTCCACGACCCCAGAACCTGCCGGGTACTACGTCCCAAGGAAAAGCAACAACAGGACGATCCATCATCATATAAGGGTTGGCTTCAGCTTTAAGAAGAATACCGCCGTTAGCAACTACTACAACGGCTTCTACGTACTTTGATTTAGACCCTTCCTCACCTACTACTTCTTCATCATCGTCGCTTGTAGCGGCATCTAGAAGCTCTCGTGGCACTAAACCGTAATACTTAGTCAAACGTACCTTGTCGTCGTTATAAATAGTAATGTCTTGATCAGGCTCTAGGTCTGTATCAGGAGCAGCAGGACCAACATAAACGTCACGGTACACACCTTGTTCTTGTAGTAGTTCTACTTGGTGCATACTGACAAACTCATCAATAGCCACACCCAAAGCGTCTTCTACAGATGTAGCTACAGGATCAATCAAGAAGTTCTGAGGCAGTACAGGTTTAAGTTTTACCTTGACACGTTCTGTGATGTTAACACCAACAGCTTGAAGATCACCTCCCATGATTGGTTGAGTAGCCGGAGCCATCTCTTTCATTTCTTCAATAATAATTTCACCGATGCCTGTACCAAAGACTGCCGAGTTAATAAGACATTCAGCAACGGCCTTACGTACCATACAGTTTTCAAAATCTTCCGTAAGCTTGTTACGAAGGAACTGCACGTCCTGCTTGTCAGTGTCACCTACGTTGTCACTAACGTCAAACCATTTACCACGTCCAAACGTAGCCTCTTCCAGTTCTGCTACATTAGACTCAACTGCTTGCTGAAGTGCAGGAGAAATAATGCGGGAACGCTCAGACCCACGCTGGCTGTCAGCAGGATCCCATTGACCACGCCATAATCTATAATATTCTTCAAATCTGTTTTCATAGTTACTTTCGTAGTAATCCCTCCAATCTTCACATTTAGTTATAACCCAGTCTTCTAGGGCTTCTTGGATCATCAGAGGATCGTTATCGTATAGTTCACTCATAGTTCTGCATCTCCTGCGGAGCCTAGTATCCTGCTACTACGTCTAAAATTTCGTGATCTTCAATTTCGTAATCGTAGTCGTAAGCCACATTTGCTACCTGATCAATGTACGCTAAAGCATCAATTAAGTCATCGTGGGTTAATGGGTCTGGAAACTGAAACAACTGGTCAAGAAACCTACTGTTCCATTCTCCCTTGTTTAGCGTTATGTATCCGTTCTCAAATCGTCCTTGTAACGCCCACATAACACGATCTGTTTTTTTCTTGTTGCCGTGAGTAAGTTCTTCTACTCTAAAGAACATACCATAGCGTTTTTGCATGTCCATCAAAGGAGACATTACTGCTTGTTTAGCAATACCTCTTTCGATTCCAACCGATACGGGACGGTAATCTCTAACGGCCTGAAATATTTTAAGTGCTGTCTCGTCAAGTGACCATCGACCGTATATAATATTGTCAACATACCAACCATGCTCATTGACCTTAACCACGGCGATCGCTGTGTCGTCAAGCTTGGAATTTTTAGTCTTCTTCTTGTTGACTTCTTCAAAGCCTGCCAAGTCAACAGCAATGTAGTAATCTCCTATTTCTGGCTTATCCTCACTAAACTGTACCCAGTCTTCCTTAAACATCTCTGAACCACGGGCTTCAAACGACGCCATAAATTCTTGACGAAACGCATAAGAAGACATAGACCTTTTAGCAATATCAATTTCGTCCGGGTCCAATAATGGATTGTCATAAGAAGTAAAGTGCCAAGCTTTGTACGTCGGATCATCATCTAACTCCGCATATTTGTACAACTCATAAAAATGGTTGCGACCCATAGGTGTTCCTATGAACATCGCAGAACCCTTCTGATCTGCAAGTGCAGGTCTCAGAATTTGTTCAAATACGTCAGGTTTCATGTCTGCGTATTCGTCTAGCACTAAAAACTTAAGGCTAACACCACGCATTGTTTCTGGTCTGTCAGCACCTTTTAGGCTAATGGTAGCACCGTTGACAAGCTTAATTTGCAAATTATTAATGTGACTACCGCTAATAACAGGATTCCCCAGTTCCAACAGGGTGGACCACATAATGTCTCTGGCTTGTCCCTGAGTAGGTGC